GTATGAAAACCGCGAAAACGAGTTGATCGGCGTTACCTCCAAAACGCTTCCGTTCGGATTTGAGGATCTGCTGAACCTGCATCGGGAACGCTGGTATGGCTAGATCAGGACTATTCCGCGACCGCATCACTTTCCAGCGCATGGCCGCGACCACTGACGCATACGGCAACGTCACTGGCGCTTGGGCGGACCATGCGTCCCGGTCGGCAGACTTCCGCGAACGGCTGGGCAAGGAAGCCATTGAGGGCGGCGCGCTGCAAGATGTCGGCCTCGTCACTATGCGGCTGAGGTCTGACAGCGTGACGCAGGCCATCACGGTTTCTGATCGCGTCACAGCGCGCGGCCAGACCTGGGCCATCCGCTCCATCATGCAGGCCGACGCTAGCGGAGAAGTCCTGGAGATGCTTTTGGAAAAAGGCGTTGCATCATGAAGGTTGACAGCCGCGCGCTTCAGAAATCCTTTCGCGACTTGCCGCGCAAGCAGCGCAAGTATATCGGCGATGCAATCAGGACTTCCGCCCTTGAGGGCGTGCGTTGGGCGCGCGCTATGGCACCCGAAGATACGGGCGCACTAAAGGCCGGCATCCATGCAAAATTCGAGTTTGGCAAAGACCTTCTGAAGGCGTCGGTTGAAGCCGCGCCAGACGATGGCCCAAGCCAAGCCAAGGCGCTGTCCATTGAATTTGGGCGGCGATACACGCGCAAGCGGCGATCCCCCGGGCGCAATGGTCTTCTCAATCGCGGCACAACTGAGCCTGTGCCGTTTATGCAGCGGACTCAAAAGCTGCTCGGCCAAAAACACAAAGGTCGGGTCAACCGCGCGATCAAAAAGGCCGTGAAAGAATTGGGGTTGGCATGAGCGACGGCTTCGCCCTTGCGCTCCAGAAGGCGCTCAGAACCTCGCTGCTGGCTGATGGCGGTGTAGTGGCGCTGGTCTCCACGCGGGTTTATGATGAGCCGCCACAGAACGTCGTCTATCCCTACATCCGCTTTGGCTCGATAGTGCCGGACACTTACGACACGGACGGCTCCACTAGCGCCAATGTCGCGTTTACGTTGGAGTGCTATTCCAGGAGCACCGGGCGCGTCCAGGCATCGCAGATAGCAGAGGCCGTGCGCGCAGCACTGCATCGAAACGAAGCGGCGGTTGTTCCTACCGGCTTCGGCATGGTAGAATTGATC